ATACATGCGCTCAAAAGGGGCTTTCAAGAGTGCATGGCGCAACTTTCCATCTACAAGCATTCCGTATGTCACAAGACGACAATCCGCAAATTGTGGAACCACTGTACTTGCAACGACGGTTGTTGTACCGCCATCCGTAATATTCATCACAAATGATTTTCCAAGAGGTGTTTCATTGCAAGTTGCACGAATTCCGGAAGCAATACGAACACACTGATCAAAAGGGCGAAGTGTCAGAGCAATGCGGACAGTTCCTTCTTTGACAGAGGTCAACGGAAATCCATTTCGGAGACGAATGCGCTGAAAACTAAAGGGCAAAATACAACTTATGATTCCATTTGTGGTTGGAAAGACACGATGAGAGGGCCATGTCTGTAGAATTTGAAAGGGTGCACGACCATTTGCATCTGTGCCGATGCCAAATTGGGTATTGATATCGGAATACAGCGAAGAAAATATATTGGAAAAGTCACCATCAACAGTTTCTAGAACTTGATCTTCCAAGAGAAACTCTGCTTTGGCTATCAATGCTGTACCGAGACTGTTGGCATAGTACCAAGCTTCGGCAGGTGTTTGATAGGAATAGGCACCGGTTTCTAGAGCTTCCACGACACTTGGCGAAAACCAGTGTCCAAGGCGTATTTGTAGAGCAACTGTACATAGCAAATCACATGCTTTGACACTTCCTATTTCAAATACAAATCGTCCACCAAATTCAGCGGGACCTTTTGGCACAAATTCTTGAATGACGGGAGTGAAGTTTAAGACTCGTCGTGAAGAATCGCGGGTAAACCAGGATTTATCCGCTGACAGGGGGAAAAGATCATCTTCCATTTCATCGCGATCGGCCAAGTCGAGTACAGTGGTTGCATCTCCAAGGGGTCTAGAGGTATTTAAATTCATGCTCTGTTGTGTCTCCTACTTGGCTATAGAGAGTTGAATCTATTAAAGTAGCTCATATCGTTTGAGAAGGCATATATAGACCATAAAATAGAAGCAGAGTAGATGGGAACACCTACAATACCCAATATTCGAGTGGATTCCTTGGTGGAAGATAGCCAAGTGACAGTTTGGTGGGCCCCTCCTTCCACTGGATTTCCTTTATCGTATCGTTTAACATTAAATCCAGGATCACTTGTCTATAGTGTCCCAGGAACATGGCAACAATATCTCTTCAGAGGACTTACAAATGGAACACAATATATAGTTACAATTCAAGCAACAAATGATGGAAGTACGTATGGACCAATCGCTACATTTAATCCTTTTGTACCCGATGGTGTGCCGACAATTCCACCACAAAATGCAACCGCACTTCCAGTAGGATCGAATGGTATCCAAATAACCTGGTCTCCACCGGCTATAGCACCTCTTTCACCGATTCGTTGCTATTTACTAACTGGACAAAGTGCGGATCCAAGTGTGTCTACACTTACATATACACAACCTGCAAGTGGTGGAACAAGTGTGGTTATTCCTAATGTAAACACAAGTGCAATTTATACATTTACAATTCGTGCTGTAAATGATGTTGGAATATCTCCTGCAACAACAACAAATCCAGTAGCGTTTACGCAAAGTTATGGTATTCCAGATTGGGCTGTATCCAACTTTGCAAACATTAACGCAGGTGGAAATAATTTTAGAAATTTTCATTGTGGAATTGCATGTGATACACAAAATAATATTTATATTGTAGGCCAATGTTCTCATTCAACGCTAAATTTATTTAATTATCACTCAACACTTGGCAATGGAACAATAAGTACAACAAGAGCTGGTATTTTCATATCAACTGGGCTCGTATATACTACTGCCTTTTTTACATATGTTGTCAAATATACATCCTCTGGTCAAGTAGCATGGTTTGCACCTATTTTAAATGGTGGAAATAACTCGGCGCGCCCATCTGGAATTTGTACGGATAGAGGAAATAATGTCTATATATCATATGAGATTGCAGGTGGACTTCAATATCGATTGTATAATGCACAAGTTCCTGGAACAAGTGGATTTATATCAACAGGAACCGAATATGGGCGTTTTTCACCCCCCTCCATTGATGTAGCTCTTGTAAAGTATAATTCAAATGGTATAATACAATGGGCAACACTAAATGGAGGAGGTATAGACAGTCAATTCTCAGAGCAGCGCAATTCTATTGTTACAGACTCTCAATGTAATGTATACTCTCTCTTTTATTCTTCTAATTTTTCAAGTACACTTCTATACAGTGCAACTGGTGTTATAAATGGAATTATACAACTAAGTACAGTTGCGCGGTTTATGGGCGATGCAGATCCAATATTGGCACATCAAAGCATATTTACAAAACATGATTCCAATGGACAATTTCAATGGGCAATCGAATCCCCTTTGTATTATCAGGCAAACCATTTTACATTAGCTATAGATTCAAATGACAATATATTTTTACCAACAAATTTATCTTCTCCAAGTACAGTTGTCTATAGTTATGCAGGAATCAGTAGTGGTATAATTTCAACATCCATTTTTGGACGATTGCTAAAAGGTTCAAATCAATTTGGTCTTGATGGTCTAGTAATTAAATACAACAGCAATGGACAAGCGCAATGGGTTGTACAGCAAAATACATCTACCGTAAATACATCAGTTCCACCAAGAACAATTGCTACAGATATATATGGAAACTTATATACATTAAATACCACACCAAATAGCACCTCTATTTTTATGACCTATAATTCTTTTCTAAGAGTTACAAACGATTTATATATTAGTACAGTATCAAGTGCATCAGTAACAGGGAACTACTTTTATATTGGAAAATATGATTCCAATGGGCAATTTGTAACATGTGCTGCACAATCAATTGGTTCAGGTGTATCTTTAAATAACTCAGGAACTTTAATGACAGATTATCTTGGTAATGTGTATTCTATTACAAATGATAGTACAAATGCGGGGTTCGGTTATATTATGCGTGATTATTATAATAAAGATAGTAATAATAATGTGAATTTTAAAGAGTGGGGTGGTATTTCAATGACATCATTTGGATTGTGTACAACACTCCGAAAAATGAATAATAATTTAGAAACCCAATATGGAATTTCTTTTTCAAATTTACCATATTTAAGCACGACTTTTATAACTACTTCTAATATGTGCATAGATCGTAATAATTATGTGTATATTGCTGGAACTGCACAAGTTTCATCGTTAATTGATGTACCAGTGCAATCCTCTCTTCCTCTTCCACTATGGAATGGAGTTCCAGGAGGGCCCTATTCAGTCCGAACAAATACGAATAATCCTGGAACTGTTTCCATATCATCTATAATAACCTCTACAACAACATATTCATTCCTTATGAAATATAAATAAATATAAAGTAACTATCTCGCTCATTTCTTAGTTTAGAAACTAAAAAATGAAGTCTTTCTTATGTATTAGAAATGTCGACTCCTAATGCACCTAGTATAGAAGAGTATCCCCTTGCTCTTCCAAATATTCTTCAGTATTTTTGGTCAAGACCCTATGATGGTGGTTCCCCTTTATCAACATATACATTGACATTAAATCCTGGAAGTCTAGTCTATACACCATCACCAAATGCTACTAATTTTACTATATCTGGTCTGACAAATGGATTGACGTATAATGCAACACTCAAGGCTGCAAATAGTAACGGATTCAGTCCAGAAGTATCCTTTAGTCCATCTCAACCTGGAAACTTGCCAAATCCACCGGCCTCTATTGCCGCATATCCGGCCGGAACAAATGCAGTGCTTGTAACATGGACACCCCCTGCTGTACCCCCTAATGCAACTATTCTATGGTATGTGATTGAAACAGAAAGTAGCAATCCAGCAGATCCTGTGCTGAAATTTTCAGCAAATGGATTGACACAGACTAGTTATCTTGTTCCAGGTCTTAATAGTGCCTCCTCTTATTATTTCAAAGTCTATGCCGTAAATAATCCAGGATATTCTCAACCAGTGTATTCCAATCCAGTATCCTTTGTACAGAATGCTGGAAATGTACAATGGGCAACCCGTCAAAATGGATCTGCTACAACAAATATTGGTCCAGGTAGTGGTGGGTGCTGTGTAGATAAAGATGGAAATGTCTATATATCTGGTTTATTTAATAGTACAACACTAACCCTATTTAATTATAGTTCAGCACCATCTACGGCCGCTGGTGAAATGCGCGTTACACTTGCAGCAACATATACACTCGGCGGATTTGGGCAAAATAATAGTTATATAGCAAAATACAATGCATCCGGAATTTTACAATGGGCGACAGTTATACAGGGTACTAGAAATAATGGTAATACCAATTCATCTGTAGAAGTTGATAGTGATAATAATATATACGTGGTTGGAATTATTGCAGTACAAGATACATATACGTTTACTAATTATGCTGGAATTGTTGGAGGCGTGCTACAATTAACAACATACGGGACATTTCGAAGTTCTAGTGCAAATGATATGTATCTTGTGAAATACAATTCTTCAGGGCAAATACAATGGTTTACAACAGTTTCTGGGCCATCAACTGAATCTATAAATGCCTCCGCAAAATGTATTACAATTGATACTTTTGGAAATGTATATATTAACATTATTAGTGGAACTGCAAGTATATTTAGTGCAGGATCTGTAATCTCTGGAGTCATAACACCTATTTTATATGGCAATATAAATACTGTGGACACTCTAATTGTAAAATGGAATTTAGATGGCAGAGTTCAGTGGGTAAATAAAATAGTTCAAAATAATAATAATTCATATTATAGTATCAGTTCTGATAGAAATAATAATATATATATTTTAGGAAGAACTATCACAAACTTTAGCACTATATTTTTTCAACAGAGTGGATTTAGTACAAATTTTATAAGTACGTCTATTGTAGGTGTTCTTCCAGCAATTAATTCACTTGATGGATATATTGCAAAATATGATAGTAATGGAAATTTTAAAGGTGTATCAAGATCATTACAAAGTCAGATTACACTGACTGGACTAACAATTAATCAATTTGATGAAATATATATTACAGGGCAGGCACAGGCAAATATTATAAATTTACATTCATTTGTAAGTACATTAGGAACCACTAAAGCTGTAAGTACTACACAATGGGCGCAATATAAGCGTTTATCTACATTTAGCGAGTCTGTAGTTTGTAAATTAAATACCGATTTACAATTTCAATCCATTAGTGGCATATCACCTATTGATACAGGAGCTAATCAATCAATATCAGTTGTAAATGACTCCTTTGGAAACATATATCATGGCTGTATATAGTGGAGCAAGTTCGTTTTTACGCACATATGTAAGTGGAGGAGGAGGAAGTGTAGATGTATCAACAGTTCAGCTATCCACAATAGGCCTTCTTTCAAATACAGGGTTGGCTAATTTTTCATATATCGTCAAATATGATCGTAATTTACAGTATCAATGGTTGAATTATACACAAGCAAATAATGGAAGTCCATTTAATGTAACATGTGCAACATCCAATATAGCCATGTACGTAGATAGATATAATAATCTATATACAACGGGACTTTGGAGACCAAGTGCACAACCTCTATTTATGTATTTTACAAATCCAGCAGGTATTGCTGCAAATAGAACCATTTCTACAAGTACGTATGGGTACATATCCAGTTTTACATCATCAGGTGCAACTGCATATTCAAATGCGTATCTAGTGAAATATAGTTAGTTCGCAGCTCTGCTGCTTACTAGTCTTTGAGACTAGTTCGTGATTTCATGCTAATTAATCTCATAGATTAATTAGCGTATTCCAACCCCCCACGCCCTCCACGAATTCTATACAAGGCCCAACTCTCACAACAACTGACCATTTCTGTTTGTTTGTATCCTAGAACAGGATTGATCTCTACATCGTATAAATCAACAGTAAGCATAGGGCGATCTGCCGTTGTAAAGTTAATACCTCCTGTCGGCTCACGTTCTGCAGGAGGCTGATCTTCAATGCGCCAGCCTCGCGCCCAATTCATAAAAGCCACTCTTGGTCCAATGGATCGTTCCTCTTTGGCGTCGGTCACAAGGTCTCTCCACACCATATCATCCCACGGACCTTCACGAGCTTGACCCGCAATGGTGAGTTTAATATCGCTGTAAAAATCTTCATGAACTGCCCCAACATTCTGATTTCGGAAATCCCACAAGCGATTGCGGGCTATATTAGCTGTATTGCGGAAATAGGTTCCAATGCGTTCAACAGTATAATTGGCATCCAAATACTTGACCACATTGGCGGGTGCCCCGCGATCAATGGGAGCATAGTCCAATTGATTAATATTGAAGACATTGTCGAAATATCGTATATAGGGAATTTCTAATTCCTGCTTTGCGAGTTCATTGCGAGCCTCATTCAACAAATAGAGTTGGCGCGTGCGCAAGGTAATGATCGGATGACCGATTTGTATCAAGGGGACTGCCATTCCTTCCACATTGGGTGATCCATCGCGGTCCTGGTAAAACATTTGTGTCCATGGCTGAGGTGCATAGTTAGTTGCGGATGTACATTCAACTAATTGCTCAAGGGGTCTCAAATGGAGTCGCAGACGAAAGGTTTGATTGCGAAGACCGCATAGGGGCAACCCTTTGTCTCCAGGCACCATACATCCCATCATGGGCAGATCAAGACGAAGCTCGCCAGGAGTTGCATTGCGCATAATACCAAGAGCAGACCCATTATGAACCCCTGCAAGTTTCTCTTTCAAGAACGCTTGATTCCAAGATCCCTTGTTGAGTTGCATGGCATAGAGTGAATCGCCACTCACTTCTTGTAGCAAAATCTTGTCTTGGAAAATTTGGATTTTCTCGAATAGAAAGTAGCCAATGCCGTTTGTGTAGCCCCAATAGACTTGATTTCCAGATGCATCGAGTGAATAGGTATCGGATACAGGATTGTAGGGGACCATTTCGGGTGGTAGCCAACTGGGGAGCTTGATTTCGAGCCATGCTTCCATGAGCACATCTCCAGGAAAATCGAATTCAAATTCACATCGCTGTCCAAAACGGGGTTCATTCAGAGGGGTTGTCCACCGCTCTTCAGGAAGGCTAGCGGGCCACCGTCCATAGGTCCATTGAAATGGGTGTACAGAGTCCTTATCGTCTTTTATGAAATAGGTGTCTTTGACACCACGCGCAGCCATTTCATATAATCCGCCATCTATTTGTGTTTGACTACGTGTAGCAGCCATTCTATTCGAGTATAGAAAGAAGGTTTAGACGAATGTCTAAGGAGGAGGAAGAGAATTATAGGCATTTAGTATTGCAGCTAAAGCAGGTACTCCAAACCATCCAGCAGGACCGGATGCAACTACGTCAAAATTATCACCATCACTTTTAAAGGTAATATTTGGACTTATATCTTGGCCAGCAATCGGAGGAAATGGGGGAGAGACAATATAGGGAAGTGGTATAGTATCTTCTGCCAGAGAAGATGCTGATATGATTCCAATTGTCAAGAACGGAATTCCTGGAAGTGATTCGAATGGTACGTTTTTGAAAGATAATGTAAATTCAAGACCAGGATATGCAGATGGTGTTGTATCAATATTTACAGCAAAGATTACTGTAAAAATAGTACCAGATGCATCACTCAAAGAAGCAAATGTTCCACTAAAGTCGAGTGCATTTCCAGATGTATCTGGTTGACTTAAATCTATATAATAAATACCACCAACAAGCTGGGCTTTGGTAATATTGATTGTATAAATTGCGGCGTTTGATATATTAAAAAAAGATAGTGACTCGGAGTATCGTTCTGGGACTAGTTGTGTAACATTCGTGTTACGTTGGGCATAATGGCGCTGAATGGACATTATATACTTATAGTGTGGATTTTATTTTATCCTGATATATGGTAGAATGGGATCCTATTTCCGTGACTTTCATGCCCCAAAGGCCACTCAACAGCCTACAATTGGTGATACCAAGTTTTCAGTCATCACTCAAGATCACATGGGCTGGATGAATTGCGATGGTCGTCTTTTATCTACAGAAACATATCCTTTACTCTTCCGAGTAGTTCAATACAGCTTTGGAGGATCCAATGATTTGTTTAGGCTACCCGATATGCGTAGTGCCGTTCCTGGTGCTATCGGTCCTGGATCAAATGTGAATTTATCAGTATCTGAACGTGCTCTTGGCGACGCTGTTGGCGAAGAAGAACACGTGCTTACTATTCCTGAAATGCCTATCCATAACCATTTAGGAACAACAAGTTCCAATGGTGATCACACTCACACACAAACGACTGTAAATGATGACTTTAATAATAATGCGACAGGAGGCTCTGGTGGATATCCAAATTTTTCACAACCTAGTTATCCTAGATATGATAGTGCTGGATCTGTAACATGGTCAAATACGATTAATTCTAATGGATCCCACAATCACACATTTACAACAAGTAACACAGGTGGTAGCTTACCCCACAACAACATGCAACCCACCCTCTTCATCGGCAACATGTTCATCTACAGTGGCAAGATTCATGGCCCCACATCCAAGTGGCGCTATGAAATTGATACCAATATCCTCTAAACTCGCTATTGCTGGGAAGCGGATGTTCGTGCTTTGGCCGCTTGAAATCGTAAATAGTCGGCATAAGAATCAAACTTTTGTTGTCGGCGTCCAACCGCATCCATCAACAATGCCTTATCACCGGCATAGACTGCATGTTCTGTATTTGTAGTGGCTCTCACAGGCATTGCTGTTTTCTTATTTTTGATACTATACACGTCCGTCAAGAGGCGTATCGTATTTATCGGTAGAACCGCCTTTTCTTCAGAAAGCATTTGAAATTGAAAGGAATATGTATATTGTGCATCTAATCCTGAAAGTTGGACGTATGCACTTCCCCAATCTTTCTTATAATAGGATTTCAGTCCACTTGCTTTAAAATCACCCTTTTGTGTGCAATGTATAACAATATAATATGGTTGATATAAGCCCGTATGAAATACAATTGCATTATTTGCAGGTGTTGCATGTACAATTGTAGGAAATTCAGCACAGCGAACATACCCTTTCTTGGATTGTAACTGTACAGGTCCATAAATTCCTGACCAGTCAATGGCCCCATCCGTGTCTGTGCCAATCCATCCACCCATACGGTAAAACCATTTTCCAGCACCGATATCCAAAGCGCATGTAGACACAGTTTTCGGCACTACAAAGGTTCTAGCCTCTTGTGTAAATTCTGTATCCAAAGCAACATGAATGCTTATAGCGATTGGTTTATCAAACACTTCCCATTGTAAGACAAGACG